GGGCGTTTTATTGTCATTCCGTGGCATTACCTGACTGACAGCGACAACTGGTTCATGATGGACACCGTTTGGATGAATGAATCATTGAAATGGTACGAACGCACACCATTGGAAATCAGCGTTGCCGACCAAACAGCAACCGAGGCAGTTTATGAGGCGTACATGCGCTATTCCTTCGGTTGGGACGATTGGCGTTGGGTCTACGGACATAACGTGAGCTAATCTGAATCACGAGGCGGTTAATCCGCCTCTTTGACATTATGGAGGCAATATGACACTAACACATTTTCCAAACGGTTTAAGCGTGTCAGGATTCGCATCACCTGCTGGTGCGACATTCACAATCGGCACGGAAGCGGCGGACGAAATCAATGTGGCAATTCAGCTACTGGATGGCAACGGCGACGCAATGGCGACACGATCTGCTGTGGCGTTTTACCTGTCTGACGACGCGGATGGTGACACCGTTGTAGCGGCTGCGACATCATTGGCAATCGGTACAGACGGCGTGGCAATTGAATACGTGAGCAACAGTGCAGGTTTGTTTATCAGTGAAGCGGACGGCGATGTTGATGTAACCATCGGCGATGCGAGTGGCGCGGCGACGTACTATCTTGTACTGGCAATGCCATCTGGTGAGCTGGTTGTGTCTGACGCAATCACATTCGCTGCGTAGGCGGTGAATTATGATTCGTGTACATACGATTGACATCACAACAGCAGGTGTCGCTGGTAGTGCAACAGGCACAGGACGCACACCAATTCCTGTGAATGGACGCATCGGAGCAATTAAAATCGATTTTACGTCACAGGCATCAACAGCGGACACAACCATCACAGATGAGTTCGGTCAAACGTTTTTGTCACTGACGAACGTCAACACAGACGGCTGGTGGTATCCGCATCCTGACATTCACGATCCGACAGGTAGCGTGCTGAACAAACACACTGTGCCGTTCGTGACATCTGGTTACATCACAGCGAGCGTTGCACAATCGAATGCTGGCACTGTGGCAATCACAATTCTAGTCTGTGAAGGCGGTTAGACATGACGTTCACATATGACACCAGTAATCCGACAGACATCACCAGTGTGCGCTACCACCTAGCTGACACTGTCGAGGCAGATGCAATCTGGACTGATGAGGACATCACCTATGCCATCACACTGAATGATGGTAGTTGGCAACGCGCTGTCATCAGTCTAATGGAGCAATACGTCACAATTCTGTCACGTACGCCTGATTTCAACGCGGACTGGTTGTCAGTGGACACATCATCAGCAATTAGCGCATGGACGAAACTGCTGTCAGACAAACGGCGTGAATTTGGACTGAGTGCCATCACAGCCAGCGTGGTGCATACGTACCGTGCTGATAGTCGTGAATGGCAGTCACCAGATTACACAGAGGACAATGACAATGCGTTCGACTAGTGTCATCGCACAGATTCGCAGTGTATTGAATCGTTGGTTGAATGAAACTGCCACGATTCAGCGCGAAACCGAAACACGCGGTGCATATGGTGAGCAGTTGCATGACTGGACAACCACAGCGACTGACGTACCATGCCGTGTTATCGGACGCAACACGCAACGCAATCAGGCAATGAGCAATCAGGAGATGATGGTGGATGAATACCGCGTCATCTTCGAGACAGGCACGGTGTTGGATGTTGACTACCGCGTGACAGTTGGTGGCAATGTGTACCGTGTGATTGCGATTGTAGATGACAGAACCGACGGTGTTGACGTGCAGGCAATTGTGGCAGGAGAACGCGCATGAGTAATTTTGAAATCAAAGTTGACCAGCGCAAACTACAGCAGTTGATTGCTACCGAGCCAGAACGTGTTGACAAATGGTTGCGCGGTGTGGCACAGCAGATTGTTGGCGACATCAAATTGTCGTTCGGTACATCACCAGACGGACGCGCGTACAAACGCGGAACGGTGACGCACATCGCATCACAACCGAACTATCCACCGAATGTCGACACTGGCACATTGCGTGCGTCAATTGATTCGCGTCCAGTTGCCAGCAAAAAACTGACATACGAAATCCATGACGGCGTGGAATATGGCTACCACTTGGAGATGGGCACAGAACGCATGGAAGCACGTCCGTTTGTTGCGCCTGTGTTCAATGACTGGCAACGCAAAATCATGGACGATGCAAAACGGAATCTGGACATAGACTAATGACTGCACTGGCAACGCTATACACGAGCCTATACAACGCACTAGACGGCGACGCACTGTGGCAATCGCGTGTCTATCCTGAAATCGTACCAGCACAGATTGTCCGTCCGTATGTGGTGTTTTTCGTCAGCACAGGTGGAGAACGCAACGAATTGAAACGTGATGACGCACAATTTACCATGGTTGTGAAATGCGTGTCATTGCAGATGTCAGAGGCATTGGATGGTGCTGGACGTATCGGCACGATCCTGAACAATGCTGGTAGCCAAGGCGACGGCACGATTGCAGGTGATGCCGATTGGGTCATCACGACAATTGAGCAGATGCGCGTCGTGCAACAAATTGAACGAATCAACAACGACCAACCGCTATACAACAGCGGTCATATGTTCAACATAATCATGGAGAAACTATAACATGGCAACATTGAATGGTAACAGCGTCTACCTGTCATGGGACGGCGTGCAAATTGACGGCTACTGGACAGGCGATGTCAGCAAAGACGAGTCCGTGTCGACAGTAGACATTACAGCTGGTAGTGGAGCAACACACGTCGAACGTGCGAGCGGATTGCTAGACAACAGCATGTCATTCAGCATTGTTTATGATGATGCGGATTTAGCAACATACGTCGGCAAATTGGAATCTGGCACCAAGGCGACATTGATTTTCGGTCCTGAAGGCAACACCGCTGGCAAACCAAAATTTGAATGTGTGATGATTCTGTCTAGCGTCACAGGTCCGTCGCCAAGTGTGGCAAAAGGCATGGTGATGTTTGAGCTTAGTTTTGAAGGCGCAGCCGCACCGACTGCATCCATTGCTAACGGAGATACATTCTAATCATGACTGAAATTGCTGACGAACCACGGTTCAATTTCAGCAACGTGTCACGCAAGTGGGCGAAGAAATTCGCCCGCGTGCAGGTTCAGATGGCGCAACATGCCGTTGTCATCGGAGCAGAACCACGTGCTGATTTGACACCAGAGGAACAACAGACGCTGAATGCCGGGCGCATCGCATCCATGGACAAAATATTCGAATTAGAAGACGCGCGTGACGCATTATTAATTGATGTTTTAGACACCGTGCCACAGTCATGGTTAATTGACGGCGCGCCTGATGATTTAGCATTTGATAGCATTGACGATCTGGACTGGTTACGCGCGGACAAATTCGACGAACTGGTACAGATGGCAGGTACAGCACGGCAGGAATCGGCAAAAAACTAAAACTGGCATACGTCCACGCCGTGAAACATCCGCAATCGGTGTCATTGGATGCGGTGGAGGTAGACAGGATTGAACGCGCACAGGTGGCACTAATTTTGCACATGTCACCTGCAGATGTGGACAGTATGCCAGCACAGGATGTTGCCGATGTCATGGAAATTCATTCTGCCAACAACGAAATTCAGGCATGGCAACAGAGCCAGAATCGGAGACGTAAATAATGGCAACCGAGGTAGCATCATTAACCGCATTATTGTCACTGGATGACAGCGGATTTGTTCGTGGTATGCGCAACGCATCCGAGCAAATCAGTGGCATCAGTGGCACATTCCAGAATATGGGCAATAGCCTGAAAAATCTCGGTGGCAATCTGCAATCCATGGGTATGCAGGCAACAATGGCGACTGCTCCAATTGCTGCAATGGGTGCTGTTGGCATTAAAGCGTACGGCGATTTTGAATCCGTCATCAATGAGATTAGCGCACGTACAGGCATTGTCGGTGATGAGCTACAATCCATCTCAGACTATGCACTGGAAATGGGCGCGGCGACGGTGTTCAGTGGACAACAGGCATCCGAGGCGTTTCTGGATTTGCTGACATCTGGACAGTCAGCAGAAGAAGCATTTGCGACCTTACCTCAGGTGATGTCATTAGCCGCCGCTGGTGGTATTGAACTCGGACAATCAGCAGACACACTGACTGACATCATGTCCATGTTCGGATTAGCTGCGAGCGACACCGTTGGCAATCTGAGTGCAGCGGAATATGTCGCAAATAGCCTCACACAGGCATCACAGGTGTCGTCAGCGTCCGTCAGCATGTTAGGTGACGCATTCGTCAACGTCGGCGGTATCGCATCAGGTTTCGGATTGTCAGTTGACACCACAAACGCGGCACTCGCTGTATTAGCTGAAGGCGGTCTGAAAGGCGCGGAAGCCGGCACAAACCTGAAATCCATGTTGCTTGGAATGTCCAGTACGACTAACAGCACACAAGAGGCGTGGACACGGCTTGGCACGTCCATGTACGACAGCGAAGGCAACATGAAAAATTTGAATAGTCTGTTAGGCGAAATCCGCACAGGCTTGGAAGATTTGCCAGTCAGTGAGCAAAACGAAATCATCATGGGTCTGGCTGGCAGTTATGGTCAGTTATCATTGCGTACGCTGTTGTTTGGTAACGATTTGGCAGCAACACAAGGCGCAATGGAAGAAGCTGCGTCTGCAAGCGAAGTCGCCGAGAAGATGATGGCTAGCTGGAACAATCAGGTCGGATCGTTGATGGGTTCGCTAGAATCATTAGCCATCAGCGTCATGGGTCCGTTTGTCGAGGACACAATGAAACCGTTGGTCGCACAGGCAATTGAGGTCGTCAACAGCATCAAATTGTGGGCAGATGAGAATCCAGAGCTGGCACAGACGATTGTCAAATTAGCCGCCGCCGCTGTTGTCATCGGTCCTATACTGCTAGGCATTGGCACGGCAGTCAGCATTGTTGGCACGGCTATTGCTGGACTCGGAACGATTCTAGGAATTGTGCTATCACCTATTGGATTGCTGGTTGCGGCGGTTGCTGCGCTTGCTGTGGCATTCGTCACGGATTTTGGTGGCATTCGCACGTGGTTTAATGCAAATATTTTGCCGTGGCTCGTCGGATTAGCCGACGCATTTACAATAGGTGGTTGGGAAAACGCGTGGACATATATTCAAGGCGTTTTCATTAAACCGCTGATTGCAGGATTTAAATCACTGGTTAGTGGCGGACAGGTTGCACAGGATCTGCAGGCATTTGGTGAAAACGTCTTGAACAATCTGAGCTCTGGATTGTCAAACATCGGCACGTGGTTGAATGACACGATTATTAAACCACTAGTGACAGCTGTGCGTTTGATGGTTGCCGGTGCTGGTGGTGCTGGTGCGATTTTCAAGAAGTTACAGGCGTTCGGTTTCAAACTGCTGTCTACAGGTTTTGGATTTGCTAAAAATATTGTGCAATTTGTTTGGAAGCGATTGTTCAAACCGATAGGTGATGCAATTGGCAAATACATCAATAGTGGACAGTTGCAGAAAACTGCAAAACGTATTGGTGCGTCATTGATGAAATCAATTCGTGACGGCATTGGTCGAGCGTCAGAAATTTTAGCGGTTTTCAATTCTACAGTAATTCAACCGTTAATTTGGTCTATTAAAAAATACATCAATAGTGGACAGTTGCAGAAAACTCTCGAAAAACTTGGCGGTATGTTCATGGATGCCATCCGCGCTGGTATTGGACTGGTTGGACAGGGGCTCACGTGGATTTACGACAATCTCATCAAACCGCTAGGCGACGCTGTCAGCAACTACGTCACCAGTGGACAGCTGATGGACAACCTGCGTTCACTCGGTGACATGTTCATGCGTGCAATCGGTGCTGGTATTAACCTGCTCGGACAGGGACTCACGTGGGTATATGAAAACCTAATTAAACCGCTAGGCGATGCCATATTCCAATACATTGACAGCGGACAACTAGCCGACACGCTGGTGTCACTCGGTACTGGATTTCTAGATTTAATCGGCAAAGGCATCACGTTTGTTCAAGGTATCCCGGCGTGGATTTATGACAATCTCATCAAACCACTGTTCACATCCATAGGTGGCGAAACAGGAAGCGGCGGCGGATTGTGGGACTCACTCATGGGATTCGGTAGCTCAATTCTGGAAGGCATCGGACAAGGTCTAAACATGCTCGGAGGCGTTGCCACGTGGATTTGGGACAGCGTCATCAATCCATTCATCACAGGCATGGCAGAACACGTCGGACTAGGCGAAATCTGGGAAAAATTGAAAGCATTTGGTGGCTCGATTCTGGAAGGCATTGGCGCAGGTCTTACATACATTCAAAACATCGGCGCGTGGTTGTATAACACACTGATTGCGCCATTGGTTGGCGGTCTGACTGTTGAAGGTGGCACGACTGGTGATTTGTGGCAGAGCCTACTCAGTTTAGGCGGTATTTTCCTCGAAGCTGTTGGCGCAGGTCTGGAATTAATAGTCAGCATTGGCGTGTGGTTTCGTGACACGTTTATTGGACCAATCATTGACGCGATTGGCAATTTTCTCGGTGTCGGCGAGCTATATGACACGCTCGTAGATTTCGGTAGCGGTTTCCTAGAATGGATTGCTGAAGGCATCGGCAACGTGTCGCAGTGGATTCACGAAACGATTGTGAAACCAATGGGCGACGCAATAAATGGCGTGCTGGTGTCGCTCGGATTCCTACCAGACCCGCGATTCATCGGCTACTACGACAGTCCATCATCTGGTGGTGCTGGACAATCCAGTCGGCGGTATGGCGGTTCTGTGATGGCAAATCAGCCGTATATGGTTGGCGAGGTCGGTCCTGAATTGTTTGTGCCATCAGCATCTGGCACGATTATTCCGAACAATGAACTCAGTTCACGTGTTGAGATTCAACAGATTGTCATCAATGCGCCATCTGGTGACGCTCGTGAAATTGCCAGCGCATTTGAGATAGAACTATCTGAAATTATGAGAGGACGCGGTTAATGGACACACTAGTCCGATTCGGTGCTGGTAATGAGGTGTATACATTCGACCAGTCACGTCTAATCAGTCTCCGTGACAATTTTCGTGATTTGGTGCAACAGGCGACACGACTGCCCGGACTGTCTGGTGGCATCAATGAGTACGGCATTGGCGCGTCACCACGGAGCGTCGGCAACGTGCAGGCAGTATTCTGGTTAATTGCTGACGAGGATTTGACACCAGACGAACAGGCACAGCAAATGGAAACGCTAAAATCTGACGTGGCACGGATGTCATCATTTGGTGTGAAACGGCTATACAAACAACCGGGTGATGCGACAGAGGACGAACGCTATTGCGAGGCATCCATCAGCAACATCAGCTACACTGAGACAGCGTCAGACCAGCCACATGCGCGCCTCCGTGTGCAGGTCAATTGGCAGGTCACAAATCCGCGCTGGTATTCACAAGGCACGGAAGCACCAGCATGGGGCGATGGTTCATCATGGGGCACTGGCACGTCATGGGGCGGTACTGCACCGACATACAGCGCATCTGGTACACAAACAGACATCACAGTGACAACCAGTGGCAATGCTGAAACGTATCCGCGAATCATCATTCAGTGTGGTGCATCACAGACGGCGGAAAACATCCGCATACAGCGATTTGTGAATGGTAGCGTTGTTGATCAGGTGGCATATGGTGGCACGCTAGGCAATAATGACAGATTAGTCATCAACACACGCGCAAACAGTGTTACACTGAATAGTGTCAGTCATTACACCAGCGATTTCACGTATAACAGTGCTGGTTGGTTCAAACTGCAATCTGGTGACAACATCATCAGGATTTTAATGGACAACGCAGGTGACGCATGCGATGTAGAATTTAGATATTACGAGGCGTATACATGACGAGTCAGAACAAAACACTGGTTACAATCAACGACAATGCTGTTCAGGACGGACAGACGATTGATGCGGCAGATGTTACCGTCGCATTTGATGATGTGCAAACCGAACTACAAAACGGATGGAGTCGCGTCAGTGCCAATGACACGAACGTCAAACATCTGGAAGACGCGGTAGTCGGCGGTACTGGCATCACGGCGACAACAGTTGACGACGGCGCGGATGAGACATTGAGCATCGCTGTGGATGACACGGTAGTCGCCACGACGAGCAATAGCATCACATTGGCATCGAAAACGCTGACAACACCGACAATTGCTGATTTTACGAATGCCACACACGACCATCAGGACGCTGCAGGTGGCGGACAATTACTAGCCGATGCGATTGACAGCGACGTGGCAACATCTGGCTATGTGTTGACAGCGGACGGTGCTGGTGGCGCGTCATGGGCGGCGGTTGGTGGTGGTGGTGCACAGCCGATTGATTTGACGGTGACGGCTGGTGAAACGCTGGCATTGCGTGACATGGTGTACCTAGACGAAACGACAGGCACATGGTTCAAATTAGACACGGACGCAACAGGCGCAATCAAATGTGGTGCGCTTCGTGGATGTGTGAATGAATCTGGTGGCATTGCGAGCGCGTCAACTGGTAGCGTGCGAATTCTAGGCGAGGTTTCAGGATTTAGCGGACTGACAGCATGGACACGTGTGTATGGTGGCACGACTGCAGGTGGTTACACGCAAACACGACCTGCTGTGACAGACGGTGGCGGACAGGTGGCAATTGCTGAACTTGGTGTGGCAACTAGCACAACAGCAATTTTCATCCAACCACAACCAGTCATCTATGCGAACCGTGAAACGCTAGGCAACAACGGCACAATGACAATTGAGCATCACAGCGACGCGAAAACACGAAAACGCACAGCACGCGCTTATGTCGGTACAACGGTGTCAGCATCCACACTGACGGAATATACGAGCGGTAATCAGGATGACGAATTTACATTGGCAGGATTTGAAGGCGCAGGCGCAACGCTGGATGTGAACGGCACTGGTTCTGTGTCTGCTATCGGTGATGTTGGTGATTTAGAACGGAGTACGGCACAGCAATTCACGCCATCAGCAAGCGGACAATTGACGCAATTCAAAATCACATTGTCGTCTAGCAACGGTTCTCCAACTGGCAACATTTATTGGCAGATTCAGCAGGATGACGGTAGTGATTTGCCAGACGGCACGATATTGGCAAATGGCAACTGGTCGCCGTCTGGTACACTACCATCAGAAGAGACGATTAATGTCACAGACGGTCCGTTTCTGGACGGTAGCACGAAATATTGGATTATATTGAATGCTATTGACCAAGCGACAAACCAACGCTATCAGTGGCAACGTGCGACATCTGATGTCTACGCATCGCATGTCCGACTGATTGGTACGAAAGGCACAGATTTTTCGCTTTGGTCATCATCGACCGATGACGCGGAATTCGAGGTGACAACATCTGCTGTGACGACACAGGACAAACTGGCACAATCGTTCCAGATTAGCACAGCATCAGTAGTCAGCACTGTTGATGTCTACCTGAAAAAATACGGCTCACCTACTGGCAATCTGACTGTTGAAATCCAGACAGACAATGCAGGAGAACCATCTGGCACGGCAGTCACGAACGGCACATCCGCAACGGTGTCAGCATCCACACTGACAACATCATTCGCTGCAACGACATTCACATTCAGTGGCAATCCGTCATTGTCGGCTAGCACCACCTACTGGCTAGTATTGACGACAACAGAC